TTTACCTAAACTTTCAATAAGTGGTGCCATTCGTCCACCAAATTGCTCAACAATGGCCCCAATTTTACTTTGTATACCTGACATAACTCCTGATAATTTTTCCGTATTTGCCAAGTTTTCTGCTTGAGCTTTTAATTCATCATCACTTAAATCACGTATATCTACACCATTTTTTATTAACTTATTAGCTTTTTCTAATTGCTCCCCACTAAGTCCACTTAATTTATCTCTAATAGCTAATTGTTTTTCAACTTCCTCAACTTCCATATTAGCCGCTTTTGCTAAAGCCATTTTTGTGTGATAATCTTGTTTAGAAAAATCACCACTTTGTTCTATTGCATCTAATGTTGCTTCTTGTGCCTCTGCAATTTTTCCTTCGTATGCAAGTGCTCTAGCTCTACTTAAATTAAATTGACCTCCTACAAAAGTTGCTGCTACCAATTCAGCTTCTATTCCTGATTCAAAATCCAATAACTTTTCCGCATGGGTCCCCATTTTTTCAAGAGTAGTTCCTAACATCTTAGCTTTGGCAGCGGATTGTATGAATAGCTGTACATTCCCTTTCATGTACTTTGCCATCACACCAGTGTTTTTTGACATATCCGCAAATGCTTCTTTTGCAGAAACCCCTGCATCAGCTAGTGCGGTGGCTGTACTTAATACTGCGCTAGTTGCTTCATTCGCACTCAATCCACCCATTTGCTCAAACGCACTTGCTACGTTTGCAGCATCTTCAGCACTAATACCCATTTTTTTACTCATTACAGCAAGTGAACCAGCAGTAGCCTCACTATAATGAAACATATCACTTTGGGCATTTGCCATTTGTTCATGAATATCATAAACCTCTTTTGCATGAACTCCAAATTTGGCATATTCAATTGCTATATTATGCGCATCATGATCTATTTTTCCAGTCTGCCGAGCGGTAAGTCCGGTACTTTTTCTAAAATCTTCTGCTGCTTTATCCAACTCTATAAAGGCATGAATACCAGCCCCTACAATTGCGGTAAGTAATACTAATGGACCCATTGCAAATCCGGCTGCCTTAACAGCTTTTCCTAAAGCAAGTGCACTTTTCACAGATGAAGTAAATCCTTCAGGTAAACCATGTGCTAAATGTGAAACTTGATGTTGTAAAGCATGTATTCTTTCTTGCTTTTTAATAAGGTCATTTTTTATTCTTAATAGAGTAACAGCCTCCTTAATTTCATCTTCAGAAAGTCCTTTTAATGATAATCTTAATTTTTCTTCTTCGGTTAAACTTTCTATTTTATCAACCTGATGTTTTGCTAAATCTACTACATCGTTTCGTAAACCTTCCAATATGGATACTTGGCCATCCATAAGCGTTCTTTCCGATTCGGTTGCTGTTAATTGCTTTCGTTTTAATTGTAAAATAACATCATTAACAGAAGCTGTTATAGAATGTTCTTTATTATTATGTTTTAATATAGTTTGTACATTTTGGCTTAATTTAGTAAAATGATTTTTAACATCAAGTATCTCCTCATCCTTTTTCTTTTGATACTCTAACTCTTTTGATACCTTTTCAGATTCAGAAACCTCTTGTCTTTTTAATTTGATAAGCTGATGCTCTTTATCAATTCTTTCTTGAAGTTTTTTAGCATTTTTTTCATTTGAGCGTGCCTGTTGCTTCAGTAATTCATCAATACGTTTTTGAGCTTCTTCTATTTTAGCAAGAGCATCCAAACGTTTCTCATCAGCGCCATTATCTAAATTTTCTGCCATCTAACAATAATTATTTTAAATCGTTGGATACTAACCCACTTTTTACCATCCAATCCCAATCTTCCGGTCTTTCTTTTTTAATTTTTAAAAGATAAGGAATTTGAGAATCCATTTTATCCGATATATCTCTATCAATTTTTCTTAATACAGGATCACTATTTATTATTTGTTGTAATGATTGTGGTTTCTTTTTACCAAACCATCCCCAAAATTCTTTCAAGTTACTTTCTGATATTTTGTATTTTTTCATAATCTATATAGTTTAACATTTATAAATATCTTATAAATAAAAAAGTTAGGATTATCGTCTAACCCTAACTTTTGATGCTGCTTTATTTGATTTTTCTACCTCATCATTCTCTTTCTTTTTTGCCTGAACTAATTTATTATAATAAAACATTCTTAATCTTGTTGGCATTTGATACAATTCCATTACAGTAAAACCATTACCATAGTGTACCATATCGAAAATTTGACTATGTAGGTCTATACTATGATTCGTTGGAAGGCCAAAAAAAGCTAACCCCCAATGTGATAGGCGCCTCCTCCACCTCACCATCAGTATGAGTATATTCATAAGTCATATCCATATCTGGGGATATATTTTTAACATGCTGTCTGAATGCTCTACTATCTAATGCTCTCATATTATTAACAAATCTAGTAATATGCCCAACTTCAGCGTTACCATCAACCGATTTAATCATATATCTCAAACGGGTTGTAATATCCGATGATAAATCTTTATTTAATTTTTTAAGTGCTTCTACTTCTTTATCAATATCATTTTCATCACCATGTGTAAGAATTTTAAACACTATTTTATTCTTACCATAGGGTGTAATATATTCAAATTCATTTTTGTTGTTAAATTGAGATAAATCTACATCTTTGGTTTTAACCTGTGTTAGGTCCATACTTACATTGATAGATTCATTCTTTTTTGATGAATAAAATGAAAATTCATATTCAGGTCCATAACCTAATACTCTAGTTGCTAATAGGATTGCGTTTTTATCCCCAATAATAATATCTTTTGGGTTTACATTATCAACTATAATAGATTCAAATAACTTATCCAACACAACTCCTTTTCTAATAAGATTTGTAGAAGAAAGAATATCTTCTTCTTTAGCTGTCATCAATTTAATTGTGATTCTACCAGATGATAATGGGTTATCTTTTGGATATATTTTACCTTGCGATGGCAAATCCAACACTTCCGTTGGAAAATCGTACTCTTTTTCGTTCATAACTTTATTTATTTTAAGTTTGTATATATAAATACATAATTTTTAAAAAATTAGAAATAAAAAACCCCCACCATTTCTGATGAGGGTTGTCCTTCGGTAGCTTCCGTAAGGAATATTTTTAGAATTCTAAGATTGCGTAATCGTAAGTAAGTGTTAATGTTACTGTCACAGGTTCGTTAGTTGTACTATATGATAAATCTCCAAAGTTTGCTTGAGAGATAAATGCACCTTTCAACTTCCATTGTTCAATCTTATCACCAACAGGTCCTAATAGATAGAAATCAATATCCTTTTTATACATTTCTGCATATCCATCTCTACCAGTAATTGATTCATGTGATAAACGTATCCACTCCATTACTGCTTGTGCCGCAGATGGTACGATTGGGTCATACAAAGTAATCTCCAAGTCTTGCCACTCACCTTTACCTTTTAATTTTCTATAAACGTTGATGTGGTCAATTTTTATAGTTTCAAATTGAATTGTTGGTCGGTTAGCCGCACTTACCGTAAATGATGGGATTGACGTATCAGTCAACTCCATTATGTAACGGTTTTTCATTTTTGGTTCGAAGTTCGTAAAGAACATCTTATCGAAGGATAGAATATCTGCCATTTTATTGCCCTTTTATTTAATTATAAATATCTAATTTGTTTGTTTTTATATTATGCCGAGAAACTTGCTCCAGTTGGTAAGATGTTGAAATCAATTACGATGAATTCAGCTGTCTTAGCCGGTTGTAAGAAAATTTGTCCCGCCATAATATTTCTGTCTATTACATCCGGAGTGTTGTTAGTTTCATCCATCACCACTTTGAATGCGTATAAACCTTGTCTTTGTTGAATTGTTTCCAAATACGGATTAACAGTGTTCAAGAATCTTCCTCTTGTCTCTGAAGTATTTTGTTCGAATACTAAGAAACGAGATGTAGAAGCGATAAACTTCTTAACAGTGATAAGTAATCTTCTTACGTTGATTCTATCTAATGCTGAAGCCTTATCTTGCAATGTCTTCTGTCCGAATGCTACAATACCTTGTCCAGGGAATGCTGCGATTGGGTTTACTTTGTTCTCATATAGAGTGTCTCTCTCTGCATGTGTTAATCTATTCAATACACTAACTGCTCCTACGATACCACCTCTATTTAAACCAGCAGGTGCGAACCATTCAGCTGCCAATCTATCGTTACTAGCGTAAACCGCTGGAAGTAATGTAGATGGTGGAACAGTTGTAAGTTTGTTAGTATTTGTATCAATTGTTTTAACCCAAGGATAGTAAGTA